TCTGTTTTTGGTTGTTGCTGAGCACTCTGTCATCACATAGGAACTGATTGATTGAAATTATATTTTAATAATTTTGGATCTGTTTTTGGTTGTTGCTGAGCACTCTGTCATCACATAGGAACTGATTGATTGAAATTATATTTTAATAATTTTGGATCTGTCATTATCGATTAGGTCTTAAATAAGATAAAAATATATCTGCACTGGAAATTATTCAATTAGCAGGTCATCAAGTAGATGATGTTATCTTTATTGTAAATGTTAGTGTTTCATTTTCTATAAGATAAACATTTTTTTGTCAGTTTCAACCATAAATAACAAAAATGTCAGACAAATCATCTAAAAGATAGGTAGACATTGTAGTTCAAGAAATTGATCATCACAAACTATCAGTTCAACTAGTAATAATTCAAGGTATTTGTAAAGTTTTTCAACTTGCAGAAATAATGTCTTCTAAAATAACTCAATTTATATTAGAGATAACTTTAAATTCAATAGCTTGAATATTATCTATCAATGTAACTGAATATTTAAATCAAACATTATAAATTCAGGGTTGGTATACAGTAAGTGTATCAAATCAATCATAGCTCATAGGAATCATACCTTCCAGAAATTCATCAGCCTCTGGAAACACTGGCTTTATTGGTGTAGGCAGATTGAAAGATTGAAAAATATTAGTATAAGTATTAGTTCAAGTTATTTGTACAGGTCATCAATAAGCGGTAAATTGGTAGTAATTAACAAGTTCTAATCATATATTTATATCTCAATCTCATTTACGAACAGTTGGAATAAAATGTTCTTTGTGATTATATGTTTTCTGTCAATATCTTTCAGTATCTATCAAATCAAGCCAAGTATAATTTGGTCTTGGTTTTTTCACTCAAAACTGAAATTCATCATTTTGAAGAAAACTTTTCTGAGAAATATTATTAAGAGATTGCTTTGATTTGATCATCATAGAAAAAAGATAATTCATATAAAATTGGAGAAACAGATTGAGAACTTCAAGGATTTATTACAACTTTATATTGAATAGTAGAAAAATCATCTATTCAAGCAAAACGAATTTGCTGTGTTTCAATAATTTCTCTCATTTTGGTAGTATCATCTATTGTTACAACTTTTATTCGTCAATCAGTAATATTATAAGAATCCATATCAGTTCTTAAATACAAATCTATACTTCAAGCATTGGCTGGATTTCAAGTGGTATCTATTTTATATCAAACATAAATTTGTAATAATTGTTTTCTAAGTCACATCATTCATCAATCAAAAATTCTGCTTATTAAAACTCAAGGTTCGTTGATATAATCATTATGTCTATAAGTTAAGTTATATCTATATTCTTTATAAGAAGTTCAATTTGCCTCAGATCAATAAAAGAAATCTCACATTGCAACTCAGGAAATAAAAACCTTTCAATCTCGTAATCAACAAAGATTGTCTCAAATATCATCACTTTCACGACCATAACTCCAAACTTGGTCATAAAATGGTAAATACATCATTCATCAAGAAACAGGAAATTGTTGATAAGCAGTAGACAACCTAAAATCAGAGTGATAGTTTGAGTTTAAAGCATTTAAAGTAGATTCTTTAATAAGTCTTTTATTATATCAAGAAATTTCATACAAAGAAGTCTTAAATATATTAGAAAGATTATTGCAAACAATAAAAGTTCTTTCTCAAATTTGTCAAATTTGTGATATAGAAAGATTTTCAAGAATTATTGTGTTTGAAATTCAAGTATCAACTGCATCCCAAAATCAACCAATAAAGTAGATTCTTGAATCAATATTATTATAATCAACATAAACCTCAATATTAGAAGATCTTCAAACAATTCATCTTATTTCAGCAATATCAAAAGTTCTCATAAGTTTTCGTCATCAAGATGGAACTGGTCAAGTAGAAGTAGATGGTAGTCATCTCCATAATTGATTTCATCGTCAAACAAGTAAAGCACTATTCCAAAAATTAAGAACAGGTAATCATGAAGAAAAAAAATTAAAAGGAAGTGTTCATCGGTCAGTTGGAGTTATATTAGTAAGTCAAGCCATTGCTCAAGCAACAACTTGAAATCTTTTAATTTTAGAGTAAGAAAAAACATAAATCCAATCACGAAATTTTGTAGCTCATTGAGGAAACATTCATAATATTCATATATTTGTTTCGGAAAAAACAAGATTATTTCATATAGTGACACTTCAATTTTCATAAATTCTTAATAGTTCATTTATATTATTTTTTACATAACAAACCAATTTATTAGAAACAGTTCTTTTTTTTGGGTCAGATAAAAGTTGGATTCATTTCAAATCGTTTCTTATATCAATATTTTTTGAATACCAAAATGTTCATTCAGATCAAATATAAGCATCTATAGATTTTCATTTATACCAAGTTTTTTCTTGCCAAGTTGCCATTAGTATTTTAGATAAGTTAAATTAGGTAAAGTATCTTCAACAGGAGAACAATAAATATCACTCATTGCAATAGTTATATCATTAAAAGCTTTTTCAAAATCAGCCTCTGCTTGCTGTTTCTCTTGATATTTTCATCTCGCATTAAATATATACATTCTAAGTCTATGTAATATAGGAGTATGGTCTTGTCGTGGAAAAGGTATATCATTTTCATTATCAGTAAGTTTATAATCTTTTTTCATAACTTGAAAATCAATTTGTAATCATCAAGCCACATTTTTCAAAGGTGTAGGATATATTCTGACTTGATTATCAACAAATTCAAAAAGTGGATTTATTGTTGGTTGATCTTTTCATAAAGTCTCTGGGTGTTTATAATTCATAGTTGGTCACATTGGGACAGCTCTATAAAAATCTCAATCAGATTGATATTTTACCCAAACTTGTAAAACATTTCTAAACTGTTCTATTAGTGGGTCTGTGGGTCAATCAGAAGTTCAAGTTGGTAAATTATAAATATAAGTTCAAGCAACTGTATTTTGTTGAATTTTATTTACAAAAAAATTTGTCTTAATATATTGAACCAATTTTCTCTCAATATCATGAATAGCACGATTAAACCAAATCAATCAATCAGTAAAAGGAACTTGCTTTTCATTTATATAACAATCTTTATATGCTTCTTTTATATAATCTTGGACTGTTTTCATTCATAAAAAGTATTAAATAAAAACGGAAGAATTTTTAATAATATTAAAATACTAATATTATTAAGAATCCCTCCGAAGAGGAAAATCTATTATTCCCAAGTTGTAGATAAACTTGAAGCACTTTCTACCCTTAAAACAGCATCTTGTTGTAAGATGATTGTTTCAAAAGCACATCTTGCTCAAACTTTTGCTCTTTGTGCCAAAGGATCAGAATCAGTAGCAGTTCTAGGAGTAATATGTGATTGCATTTGTGTCAATTCAGCAACTCAAAAAGCTCATTCTCCAAACAAATATGTTGGATACACAGTAACTGTAGAAGTAAATGTTTTGATAAATGGAGAAACTATCATTCTAACATTAAATAATTTTCAAACTTCTCAATCAAAAATTTTTCACACAGAATTACTTGTATATTTATTTAAATCAACCCGTGATTTAGATCAAGTTTCCATTTGTAAGTCATACACAACATTTGGGTGGACAACTGCAACATAACTTCAACCTATAGTAGGAGTAGCTTTTGTAGACAAGAAAGCATTTCATTTTGCCAAATCTTGTGTTGTTAAAAGATTTCAAACTCAAAGTGCAGCTCTATTTACAGCTCAACCTTGATATTGAACATTTGTTCAGTTTAAAGCAAGATTTTCTTGTATAATCTGGTCAACAACCCTAGCCATATTTTCTCAAATAACTTTTCAAGAAACTTGAAGTAAGTTAATAGGTGCAACATCTAAAAGTATATCAGACAAAGTTACATACATTCAATATTGTTTTGGTTGTAATGAGATTGTATCTAAAGAAAAAGATTTTTCAACAGGGGTAACTCATTCAGTCAAAAGAACATCTGTAGGTGTATATAACATTTTTCTAACTCTAGTTCGAGCAAGTGTCTCATATCACTTTTGTCGAGCTGGTTTTTCTCAAAGTTGGTAAAATTTTAAGTTTGGTTCAAAGTTCTTAAGAACTTGTCTGTATAAATAAGTCTGCAATACTTGTCAAGAATTATTTATATTTCATCTAATTTGCATAGTTTAAAAGGGGGAAAGGATAAAAAAATATCCTACAAAGATCCTCAAGTATTAAAATAATTAGAAACTCATAACTCCAAATCTGAATCAGTCATTTTAGAAACATCAGTTGGTAATCAATTAGAAGTTTTAGATCATCAAGCTATTCAATAGCTAGGTTTTTGTTGTTGTATTTGTATTCACATTTCATCAACCAATATAGCATAAACTTGACGAGGAGACAAATCTTTATAATTATCACAAGCAGTTTTAAAATCATTCTTATAAGCAGAAATTTCAGAGTGACTATCAATGAAAGTATTTATTTGAGAATTCCTATTATCTTCTTGTCTTTGAGACTCAAATTTAATATTATTTTCCAAAAATTTCTTTTCCATTTTCAAATCTAACAATTGTTCATCTCTTTGTTCAGAAGTAATTTCTTCACCAGACTTGTTTCTTAGTTCTTCTATAAGTCTATCTTTTTCAGCAATTTCAGCTCTCATTGCTTCGGACTGTATTCTTGCCTCGTTCCTTTGTTGCAAAAGTTTTTGAATAGATTTTGGTGCTTCCTTTTTAGGTTCAACATCATCAATCTCTTGTTTTTCTTCTACTAGAACTTCTTCTTTGATTTCTTCAATAGGTGTTTGCGAATCATTATATCAATCTTTAGGTGTAGGGTTTTGGAGCATATTCTCCAATTGTTCGTCAGTCATTTGTTCTAATTGCATAATAATTTTAGTTTAAAAATAAAAGCTAACCACAGCATACAATTTTTTGAGATGGTGTTGCAAACCATTAAGATATATTAGAAAGAAGTTTCCTTGTATCAACATCAATCTTGCTATTTATATTATTAACAAGATCTTCAATATCTCAGTCTCACTTCTCTAATCGTTGTATTAACTCCACGAACCAATTTCTTTTCATAATAAGTAAATGTCTAAAAGAAAACACAACTTTATCATGAATTGGATCTAATTCACAGATTTTATTATTTAATTGCATTATTTGATTATCTAAATCCTCAATAAGTGTCTTTGTATCCATTATTTTGATTGTTTGTCTAAAAGAATTTTTAATTTATCTATAGAATTTTGTATTTCTTTGATTTCTTTTTCATCAGTAGTTGATGATTGTTCAATGGTTAAGTCTCAAATCTGTTTTTTAATATCAGAAACATAACCTAGAACAAAGAAATCACTATCAACTTTTGCTATATTTTGCATTTCTGCAATAGGAGTCATATTTGATCTATTTTCCATTCAAGTTCAATCTCAAACATATTGTTTTGTATGATTTATAGTATGGGTTCATATATCTCAATACATACTTATAAATTGATATACATTTTCAGGAACTCAATATTTTTCAATTACTTCTTTCTTAAAAGAAAATTCCCATTTCTGACATCAATAAAACTCACACATAAAGTCAGCTATACACATACGAAAAGTATTACTTTTAGATGAATTAACATTTCATTTTTCATATTCAGAGATATTATCCAAAGAAAATTTAGAAACATCCCACCTTTTAGAAGAAATTAAACTTTTTACAACAGATCTAAATTGGTTTTTTTCATTAAGAATTTCTAAATCAGGAGTAAACGATTGTTTAGTTTGTTCGTCCATTATTCAAGAATCTTACTAAGATAAAAGAGATGTAACATAATCATTGATAGTTTCCAATTCAGATTTTGACAAATCAAAAGTTGCGAGTAAAATTTTGTCTTTAATCACAGTCAAAGATATTCAATATTTAAACATTATTTCTTTAACTTCTTTTGGAGTAGTCGCAGTTGATATATATTGTATATCTTTCTCAACTTTTGATTTATATTCAATATTAAGCAAAGCAATTTCTCTGTCAGTCAATCAATGTTCTTTAAGATCTAGTGTTTGAATATCTATCATAGAAAATCAAAACCAATCCATAACTGCTTTTGCAGATTGTAAATTTCTATTAGGGGTAATTTTTAATTCAACTGTTGGTTTTGTTGATTTTATTACTTCTGTTGCTTCTTCTTCGATTTCTTCAATAGGTGTTTGTTCTGTTACTTCTGTTGCTTCTTCTTCGATTTCTTTAATAGGTGCTTGTTTTAATTTTTTATTAGACATAATTTTGTATATTTATTAAGATAAAAGGTCTTTCATTGCTAGGTATTCTTTTTCATACTTATAAACATTTGTAATAATTTCGTAAAGTTCTCACTTTTTATTAACGAGATTATATCGAGCAGTTGTATATTCTGTTTTTAATCTTTCCAATTCAGAGTGGAACTCTTTTCATTTAAAATCTTTTGCTTTTTCAGAAATAATTTTTTGCAATTCATCACTATTAACAATTTTATCAACTGGGTATCATAATCATATAAGATTCTTTTCAGCCTCTTCTATAATTTCAGGGTGTAATTGCATAGCTTGAAAACTAGTAATGTAATTATAAGATAGAGCATAAAGAATATCTTCTTTTGCTTTTGGATCAATAATCGATTTATTAAAATTCATAATAATTTATATATAAAATAAAAGAGATTATTTAATTTGAGAGTTGTTTGGTGTACTTTGTGATTGTCTAGAAATTTCTTGCGAAATCATTTGGTTTGCTATTCATCAAGTTCAGTTTTGTGATGACTGTTGAGCAATTTGTTTTTGTTGATTTAACTGTCAAGATTGAATATATGCTTGTTTTCTAGACTCAATAGCACTAAACTTTGCAGGAGTATCTATTGCAGAATTATAAATAACAATATATGTATAATGGTCTTCGTCCATTGATGTAACCTTTACAGGTATATTTCTATTTAACAAAAGAACATGATTTTTTGCATCCATTTCTTCTGGAGAATATGGAACCGCAACTTCTATTTCTTGTGTTGATAATCACTGCAATCTAAATCATTTTCTTTGCAAAAATCTTCTTGAAACTGGTGCTATATCTGGTTGTTGTAATCGTCATCGTAAAAGGTTAAGAAATTGTTCAGCCTCTACTTTTCTTTTAGTTTCTTGCATTCATTTATTCATTATTTCCAAAGAAGGATCTTTTGAACAAATTATATCATTCCTTTTGAAGACTCTTCAAACATTCATAAATCATGATTTACTTGTTATTTGTTTTTCATCAGATTCTCTAAAATAATATTTATACCAATAATACCAACACATCCAAAAATCTCTTTCTCATCGTGAATTTATCTTATTTCACAACACCAAATTAACATTTGCATTCATTTGCTGGTTTTTAACCTCAGTAGCAGTTTGGTTTCAATTAGCAGACATTCATCTAATAGTATTTCACACTCACGAATCATTCTCTGCCTCTGCATCAAGTATATCTCTCATACTATAAGTATCACTAGATAATGGATTTTCAGGAACTGCAAAAACAGATTGAGACAAAGGTCAGTTGGATCTAACAGGTAAATATTTTCTTCAAACTGTTGGTTTTGATAATTGTGTTTTATTATCCATAAATATTTCTCTATCTATGAATACATCTCATCATAAAGCCTCTTTCATAGCTCTTATTCTCATAAGATTAATAAGTAATGTTTTTGTTTTTTGTTTGTCTTCCAAAATATCAAATAATGAAGTTCATCGTGGATCTCAAAAGACAGGTTCATAATAATTCAAAGATATAGGGAATTTCATCATCTTTTGTGCATATTTATCACTAGCAAGCGGGTCTATTACTTTATCAGACAAAAGAACCATTTGATTCCAAGTAACTATTTGGTGTGCCTTTCAATCTATAATAGTATAATGATAATAAATAGTTGTTGTTTTTTCAATTTTATACTCTTGTTTCATAAAATCAATGTTTTGTTGTAAGTTTAATTGTGGATAAACTTCTTTTGCATCTCAAGCAAATTGAAAATTGATTTGTTGTTCAGTAGATAGTATCGCTTCAATCTTGTCAATATTATTATATCACATTTCTTTTAACTCATTAAAAGAAACAGATCTTTCAAATCAAAAATATCTAAAATTATTTATCTCTCAAGTTCATCTTGGGTCAGGATATATATCAAGTGGGTGTATCACATCGAATATTGGTGTTAATGTATCATCATCCCAACTAGTAAAGACTCTAATTCAAAGTCAATAGACAAGTCTATTTCGTTGAACAAAGTAATCCTTAACATCCATTTTCATAAGGCTATGATCAGCATTAGCAACAGAATTAAGATTATCAGCCTCAAGATATGTATAAATATCTCTTGAAGAAAATTCTTGAGATAATCAATCTTCGTAATATAAGGAAATCAATGTATTTACATAAGCTCTAATCATATATAAACTCACTTTATCATCATCTTTATTGGTATTGACAAAATATTTAAGTCTGTCTCTCATCCTCTGTCTTTTTTGTATGGTAGCATTATAACTCTCTTGATATTGACTACTAACTAGATTTAAAAGTAATTGTTCGTCCATTATATTTGATATAAATAAAGTTATTTAATTAAATTATAATCATTTATTTGGAATTTTCAAGGTATTTTTTGAGATTAAATTTGACCACTATAATCTTGTACTATTCATTCAACAAACCTAGAATCAACTTGTGGCTCATTTGAGATAAAATATTCATAAGCAGTTCTATAATGTGAATTTTCATCATGAACTGGTTTGGTTTTTTCAGTAGTTGATTCACTGTTCTCCTTAACTTGTGGATAATGAGACTGAACCATAGCCTCAAAAAAAACAACACAAGACTCATCAATATATAATCTATCAAAACTTAAATAAGCATCTTTTATTCTTTGTTCTAAATCCTTATTCCTGTTTGTGTATAAATGTATTCAAAGTTCAGAATATTCAGTTCTTATTGTAGAATATTTATTTACAGTCGAACGATTATCTGTATTATATGGATCTCAAAAATGTTGACTATATTTATAACGTCTTGTTAAATCCATTATTTCTAAATCTTCTTGTGAATAATTTTCTCATTGAGTTGGTTTTCAAACAACTAATCATCAAAACTTTCTTATACTCCAATCAATCCTTGAAAAAGATTTTATTAAATACAAAGAATTTGTCCTAAAATCTTTCTGAACTATAACACAAGCATTTGTATCAAGTCAAAAATCTTGTCAGGTGTATGTAAATCTTTTAGAATCATAAATATATTTTCATACTTGCACTTGCTTAGAGAAAAAAGGATAAACAGATCAGGAAACAGAATCTTCGTAAGATATATCAACCTCCTTTGCTAAATCAGTCTTGGTTCTTGTAAGTTTTTCAAACTCATACCAAACTTGTGATTTTAATGGGTGTAGTGGTCGGTGTAATCTTGTCTTTCTGTGTATTAAGTGAGCATATTCTTTATAGTTTGTCATCACTTTTCAATATACATTATTTTTTCATTCAGGAGTTCATCAAAATATTCTACAATTAGTCAAATCTTTAGTCTTTGTTAAAGCAGTTTTATCAAACTGCCAAGCTCAGAACTCATCAAGAAACACTAATTTTCTTCTACCTCAGGTTCAAAACATCTTTCAAGCATCTCACGATATTTCTGCTCAAAGGGATTGAGAACCAATAGACATAAACTTTGAATTTAAATCACTTGGTTTTAACCAACTTGGTAATCTACTAAACATATATCTCAATCTTTCAAAAGCACTATCCATATTTCATTGCTCATCAACATAATCTTGCTTATAAGATCAAATCAAACTTGCTCGTCATTTAAACAAAAATCATCGACTTATTATAGAAAGCAACATCCAAGAAAATCACATATCTCTTGATTTTTCTAACCAATGATCAACTCAAACTTCAATAGAATTAACCAACTCGAGTATTGTTTTATCTTGAAATGGGTAAGTGATAAATGGAAGATTTGATTGTTGTAATCTTGGATTATAAGTCCAAATAAAAGAATTTATATAAAATAAAACATCTCTTCTACATTTTTCAAATATTAAAGATTGTGTATAATTATCTTCTATTTGCAATAACGAAAGTCTAAACTTCTTATTTTCTATCTGTGTTCTTTCAATATATTTTTGTCTATCTTGCACTGACAACTTTACAAGTTCTTTCATCTTATATATCTTCTGCTCATTATTCAACATACTAAAATCAAAAGAATTTTCAGGTAATTGATTTTCAGATATATCAAATATATTTTGCAATCAAGGATACATATTTACATTTTACTACGAATAAAATGGTATAATCTTATAAATTGTTTTACAATGAGATATATAAAAAATTAAACTTAAAAAACAATTCGTCACCATAACACCTCAAATAAATCTGAATTTCTAAAAGACATAGAGTTATTTTTTATTATGTGAAATAAGTTCGTTCAAAGCAAGATCTAACTCTTCTACATTCATAGTCTTTGGATCTTTATAATCAATTTTAATTGGATTTTCTTTTTGTCATCACAAATCAACTTCCGTTTTTTCCTTAAACTCATCAGGAAAAAAATTTCTAATAACTAATCAAGCAAAGTTGCTTTGATAAAGTCAATTTAGTCAATTTATTAGCAAACATTTCTTCTGGATATTCTTACATTTATTATACGAGATAGAAAATTCTGGGTATCTAAGTGCTCAATCTTCATTAATTTGTTTAGTCCAATCAAACAAAGTAATATCATCAACTCATATAATTTGAGCATATTCTTGAAAAGTAGGAAAATCAGTAGGAAAAAGAAAAATCTCTTTTTCATTAGACTCTCAAAACTTATTTGTAGAATTTTTTATTCTTTTATTCTTTTCTTCATATAAAACTTTTGACCTTTCAGTAAAAAAATCAAGAATTCATTCAACATACTGTTTTCTATATTTTGTTGGTCTTCAAACTTTAGCCATTATATGATTTTATTGAAAATAAAAGGTATTTTTTTCATTTAGGGACTATTCCATTTTCAACTATTTTTATATTAAAATAGGAACATTTTTATCTTTTTTAACCATTTTTTTACAAAAATCAAGAGATTTTGTATAAAAAGGAATATTTTTATTTTTATCAAGAAGTTTGCAATATAAGGATTTTTTTAAATAATTTCTCCCCTCTTTTTCTTTAAATTATAACTTTTTTTTACTTCGTGTAAATAGATTTTTGCAAAATAGTTTTCAGAAAAAGAAAACTTTTTTGTCCCCTCTAAAAAAAAAGAAAAATTTTTTCAAAGGAATAAATACATTTTTATTTTTTTTCTTTTTTTTTAATCGGCAAAATTCTATTGACACTTTCGTAAAAGAAAAGTTTAGATAATAATAAGCGACGGGCAACAAAAATGGAGAAATTAAAAGGGAAAGCTCTGGGACTTCTAAAAATGTTTTACTAGGTGAAAAGCCAAATTAAAAGCATCGTGAAAAGCCCAAAAAGACATAACGAATATGTTTTTTTCTCTTGATTTTTAAATAAAAATTATTATATATAATACAACAAAGGGTGATAATAAAACGTTTAAATACTAGGCACAGGCTGATGATGTATGTTGGAATCTCCCAAAAAAACTTTTTTATTTTTTATTATACTTTATACTATGGAAAAAACAGTACTTGAATTAAAGCCACTAAAAAGAAAATCTTTCTATTGAAAGGCAACATTAGAAACAAATTGAGATATTACAACATTGAAATCTTATAACAAAGATACCGCAATATATAACCACAAAACAAACGAAATTGAAATTTTCGGATGGTTTAGCCAAACAACTTGAAATCATATAAACAGTTTTCTTTATCATTTTTGATTTGATAAAATGACAAAAAAACAAATTGAAGAAAAAATTAAAAAATAGATTTTTATATTTATAATAAAAAATGATTAATTTAATATATTCATTTAGTTTTATTATAATAATATTTTTTATTGCAGTAATGATGTCTGAAACAATACAACAAAAAAAACACAAAAGAAATATTTTTATTTTTTATTATACTTTATACTATGGAAAAAACATTTTGAGAATTAAAAGAAAGATTAGAAGATTTAGAAAAAAATTATTGATATTTAGATATCATTGCGATGATTTGAATTAAAGACGATGAGGTGTTTGAAAACGATGAAGTATTAATTAGGAGAGTTGAAGAAGAAGTAGAAAATAAGAACTTGTTAAATGTTGAAATTATCTATTATGCGTCGGCTATAAGATACTTGGCAGAAAATGACCCGAGTTTAAATGAGAGTTTAGAAATCGTAAACGAATATGGATATGAAATAAAAAATCTAAATTCTGAACTTTTAGCTAGTTTATTGGCTACAAGAAAAAATGAAGATGAATTTATAAATTTTTTGGAAGATATAAAAGAAAAAGAGTTCTTTAAATAAATTTTAATTTATAATTTAATAAAAATGAAAAAAATAAAATTAAATATTGAACAAAAAGAAAAAATATTAATTTATATTAAATCAATATATGTTGAAGATAAAAAGTTATATTGATATCTTTATCAAGCAATAAATATATATAATTGATTGATAAAAAAAGAAAAATTTGGAGAATTATTAAAAAAGGGAATAATTAGAGAAAGTGAAGAACAAAAACAAGAAAGAGAAGAGAAAATAAAATCTTTTAATTATTAAAATAATAAAAAAATGGTAATATTAAAAATATTTAAATATAAATCAAAAATAACTTTTTGAAAATATATAAAATGATTTTCATTTAAAAAAAATTATTGACTAGTTAAAATACCGTTTACAAAATTTATATTAGAATATACAAAAAAAACAAGGGAATTAATCCCTTGTTTTTTTTTATACTTTATTTTTTTATTATTTTAATAAAATGACATACTATATATATATTTTAAATAATGTCAAAAGCCCTCAAAAAAAATTTTCGCCGACGCTGACGCGTCTCTTTGAACCGGAAATTTCTCTTGTTCAATTTGCATTGAACCAAATATATCAAAGAAACTCTATTTTACTTAATAATAAAATTAAATGATCTGGAAAGAAATAATAAAACAATGATATTGTGTAAATATGCAATGGAAATGATGAAATATTAAATGAATTGAGACTGATTTCTTTTCAAAAAATGGAATAATTTATTGAATAATAAATGAAAAAGAAATGAATAATGAAGAGTTTTATGAATTTGCATATAAACAAATTGAAAAAAAAACTAGAATTACACAAGAAAAAAGAGATCTTTGAGAAATAAAAAGAAATAAAATCT